GTACGAGCGAACTACTAAACCTTGGCGCGACACTAGAAAAAGTGGAGCAAGAATACCTACCAGTGGTAGTAACTAAATATGGAGGCGGTAGGGCGTCTAGTGGGATTCTGCCTGCAATACAGGGGTTCGTAGACGATGGCACGGGCGTAGCCGGTAGGCAGACTTATGCGTGGGTGCGGGGTGTGTTGGGGCATAGCACTTTTTGGCTTACCTACGGTGGGGTGCGTAAAACTGCATTTTGGTGTAACGGGGGTGTTGTACTGAATGGCGAAGCGATTGCTCCCCCCACTGGCGTGTATGAGGGGGCAACAATTATTCAAGTGCGGGGGTATGGGGAAACATTTTTTGTGCTGACGACACTATCATTTGCCAACAGCGACAGGGAAGGCGGTACATACACATCGACCGTTTTTTCTGTTGGTAGTGGGCAGGTAAAAGAAGTAGCTACGATACCAGCGGTTTTAAACACCAACCCTGTTATCCGTGTAGTTGTGGGAGGGCTAGCGTTTGGGGTTGGGCTAACCTCTGACATGGTTTTGCCTGCGCAAATTTCCTCGTTTGTTGACTGGTCAGGGCGGGTTTACAACGATGTCAGCGTGACCCCATACACCCCAACTGAAGCGGAGTTTTTTACCCGAAAAGTCACGGCGACTTTTGAACAGGACTTCCCCAACAAGGTGGCGCTGGTGGTTACAGAAACGCCCTACACGGAGCGGTACAAGTACAAGACCGCCCCAGTGGTCAGCACTAACGCCAAGTACATTCAGGACTACCAAAAGTATCTGGCCGGCGTAGGGGTTAACCTAACCCCTGAGCAGACTGTGCGGGGTGGCTAAAACCGCCGTTGGATGAGTTCAGGGTCTAGGGTGATGTCGTCTAGGGTGAAGTCGGCACCGGCCACGTTCTCAAGGGCAATGGCCCAATAGGTTGCATCCACGGCGCGGCCTAGCTGAACCCGCTTAGATTGGCGCTGTGCGCTTTGGATGTTGGCGTAGTAGGCCCGCTCCAGACCCTCGGCATAGGTAGACACCTGCATGTCACCGGCGAACACACCACGGACATAGGCGCGGGTGCAACGCTTGCGCTGCGGGCTCCCAAAGGTGGTATCGCGGGTTTTGATTCGTGCGTCAATCGCTGCGGTTAAATCCTCATCGCCACCAAGGGCAAACAAGCCATTCTCGGATGCGGCGAAGTACCGGCCCCCCACCGCAGCGTAGGAGTTGAATGCGAAGTTGGTGTACTCGGTCACGGCTTGAATGCGGGGGTTAATCGCGTAGGTGGTTGCCGCTAGGCCAACGGTTTGCAGTACCCCATACACTTCGGGCAAGCTGAATGACACCGCGCCGGTTGCGGTGTAGGTTGTGTACCCTGCACCATCAATGATGAAGGTTGAGAAACTAACGCCGCCGTCAATCGCAGCACCAGCTACGGCTGCACCTGCAACGCTCAGAGAGCGAAACGCGACACCGCCTGCGGCATAGTTCCACTCAGCTTCGCCAGCGATCTGTAGGGCCGCAAAAACAACGCCGCCAGCGCCCGCGATAAGTGGGGAGTCGCCGTCAACTTGGGCAAGTGAGAACGCCACGCCGCCTGTACCGATGTTGGGTATGGTTAGCTCACCGGCTACCACAGGCTTCTGGAACTCGATCTGGCCCGACTGCACGCCGCCACTGCCGTCTACCGACAGGGCTGAGAAGGTAACTTCGCCATCACCTACAGCGGTTGGGCGTAACCGACCTGCAACCTTAGCAGGTTTGAATGTGACCGCGCCTATTACGGCTTCACCCAAGTCGCCTGATACTATCGGTGTTGGGAACACCACGCCGCTGCCGGGGGTTAGCTGGCCAGCAACAACAAACTTCGGAAGGGCTATGCCATTGCCTGGTATGATCTGCCCGTCAAGGAACGGTAGGCGGAAACGAACCCCGCTAGGTTCGACGTTAAATTTCTCGCCCGGCGACTCGCCGCCTACAGTAACCCCGCCCTCACCAGTGATGGTATTGCCGCCGCCCGCGCCTGTGCCGCTGACAATGACGCCGCCTGAAGTGGTGATGGTTGCGCGGTAATTAAGTGTGGCCGCGCCGCTGACGGTGACACCGCCGCTCATGTCGATGTTGGGGCGTTGCGTTGTAAGTGTGGCTGAACCGGCGACGATGACGCCGCCTGAAGTAGTTAGGTCGTTATCTTGGCCAGGCGCTGTACCGCTGACGGTGACACCGCCAGATGTGGTGCTGGGTTCGCGGAATACGATGGTTTGCGAGCCGATAAGCCCGATAGACCCCTGCCCGCCTTGCAGGGAGTTGACCTTTTGAATGCGCTCGGTGATACCGTAGGAGCCTTGCATCTGCAAGAAGGGTAGGAATGTACGCTTGCCAACCGTAGTTAGTGTCTGGGGCATCTCCGGCTCTGCGGAAAACAACGCGCTCCACAGGCGAAGGGTCGAGCCAACGGTGTTGGTGTTGTAGCCACCCACACACTCAATCTGGAACGCCGCAGTCGAAGGGTCAACCGTTGGGTCGTTGATGTCAACAACTTTACCAACGGCGTAGTAGGTCTGCCCGCTTCGGGTCCAAGACAGTTTGCCCCACGTTGGGGTGCCTGCAACGGTCTGTGTGCCGGTCGGTAAAAAGGACTGGTCTATGCCGCCCGTAGCGGAGTCGTCGTTAGTGTCGGCGGAGTCAAAGTTGTTCTGGTGCCCAAAAGCGTACCCAAGAGACGAAAAAACTCCACCACTGACGGTTCCTTGGTACAGCGAGCCAAACTTGCCTGTAAACCTACCGCCCCCGGGGCTACTAATCGTACATATTGTAGTAGGTGCCGCAATGAACGTGGGGTCGTATGCGCCCCCATAGAGTTGCAGCGTAAACCCCGCAACGAACGGGTCAGTGTTACCAAACACCGCCAGCATGAGGGTGTCGCTGTAGTTATACCGTTTATCACCACCGGGTAAATACGCACTCATAGCCGCACCCCGCTAAATCGTGGCCATGCCAACTCGAAAGAATAGGTCAGTTCATTAGGGGCAGTCCAGCCGGAACGCGCGCCCGGGCTCATAGGGTTATATATGACGAACCCGTAGGTCACAGCGGAGGTAGGAAGTACAACACTGCTCCCGTTGTTAAAATATAGCTGTAGGTATGTCGGGGCCACGCCAGTAGACCCGCCAAAGTCTATCGTGCAGTACCCATCACCCTCAATGCGGAAAATGTCGTGGTGGGGGTACGCCGCGTCGGTTATCTGAGTGATCGTGGGGGTCAACCCCCCTGTACCACCGATACGCGCCCAATCATAGTATTGCTGCTCAGTGGTAATACCGCCCGGCAAACCCGCATAGCCAAAAGCGTCGAAGTCAGGGAAATTAGGTACTGGGCCACGAAGAAAGGTCAACTCATAAATGTCGGCCAGCATAATCTCCGCGACCTTATCCGCGAAGTTGAAGTAGGCGTTCCCGTCTGTAATCGTTGGCATTATGGCGCTCTCCACTGGATTTCCAGCGGTATGAACAGGTCGACAATCTGACCGTTGGGGGTCTTGTTCACCACGAATGGTGATGGGAAACTACCCGCCCAAAGAACGGTTGTGCTGTCAGAGCCGAGGATATAATACCCCCGCACATTGGCGTTGGCATTCAGAGTGGTGCGGTCAGTCGTTATACTCACTCGGATGCTAGGGTGCTTGGCTACAGCTATATCACCGGAAGTGGTCACAATCCATGACGCGGGGGTAATAGTACCCGCCGTGTAGGGTATTGAGTCCTGCAAGTCAACAAAATTGGCCTGCGTTATCGTTTCCGTCAAGGTCACTGAATTGGTGTACAACTGTACCGTTGCGGGGAACAGCACACCCACATCGGCACCGCCAAAAGCGTTGGCCAGCAACGACCCGCGACCTACGCGGGTGTACTTGACGGTCGTTGATACCGCTGGCATGTTATGCTGAGGTAAGGGTGAACGATGGGGTCAAGCGCAGGGCGTCGCCGCCAGCGTCCACCGCGATAGGCGCTGAGAATCGTTCGGCCCACAACAGGACGCCAGTGGTACTGTCAATCACGAAGTACCCGTAAATCGTCACCGATGTACCGGCTGTGAACGTCCAGCTTTGCTGTGCGTATGCTGCTGTGGCCGACCCTGACACGTTAGTGACCGTCCACGAGCTTGTGGTCAGTGTCTTGGCCGCGTAGCCGAGGGTACTCATCTCGGTGTAAGTGCCTGCAACGTCCGTTGCGCCGGGAGTAATGTTGTTGACAAACAACTTGAGGGTCTGGTTGCCGGGGGTGGCTTTGCCTAGAGCAAACTCAAGCAGCTTATTCTCGCCTACGTTTGGGGCTAATAGTGGCATGGGTGGCTCCGATTATGAACGTGGCAGTGTCACGGTGAATGACGACAGGGTAAGCGGCGCGTTCAGGGCCAAGTTGGTCGAGGCCAAGTTGATTTCAGCACCAGATACGCCAATAGCACCGTCAATGCGGGGGTCAGTAGTCGAACTGGTGTTGCTGTCACCGGCCAAACGAACGCGAAACCAGCCAGCAATACCAGCTTGGGTTACGGTGGTTGACCATGTTTCGCCACTGTTCTTGCCCAGTACGCCGCCGACTGCCGCCGCGTTCCAGCTTAGGGGGTTGCTAGTACCGTTTGAGTACAGGGTGCATAACTTTACGCCGGTAGGCGCGTCGTTAGCATCGGTCGGCTGGGTGCCGGAGTAAACGTCAACGAAGAACGCTGGCAAAACGCTGTCTAGCGAGCCTGTGTCCAGTACCTTATTGACCAGTCCGGTCGAGAAACGTGATGCCATGTGATTACTCCTTGATAGTCAGAATGTATTGGCCGTAGCCGTTGTACTGCCGGAACATCGCAGCCGCACTTTTGCCGGTAGTATATAGGAATTTTTCTTGCGTGAGGTTCTTTGCTGAACCCCCTGGTTGGGCGAAAACCACCCCTTCATCCGTGGCGAACATAACCGCTTCAGAAGTCATACCGGCGCGACCAGAATCCACTGGCACAAACGACCCGCTCAGGGCCGGATAGTCCAGTATTGGCCGCATAGACAGCGGCGCGTCTTGGCCCGACAGGAAGTACACCGTGTCGCTGTCACTCACATACAGGCCATCAGTAACATCCCCGACCATCGTTATAGGCGAGTCGAACTGAATGTAGTTGCCGTACAGCCGCGACAACTCGACGTTGTAAATGTCGCTATACCACAACACTGTGCCTTGTGCCGCGTACACGCGCCCGTTGTAGAACGCCGCACTGGTGAACGCTGGTAGTGCGTACAACCCTTGGGTGGCCAGTATCCGGCCTTGGGCCACTTCACCAATCACCAGCGAGCCGGTGGTAGGGTCTAGGCTGCTGTGCAGGTACAACGCCTCGCCGCTTGGGCTGCTGATATACACGTTGAGGCGCTTGTACTCAAGGTATGCCAAGATGCTGCCGTCCCATGTCACGGTCAGTAGGCCGTTCTTCTGCACTTCGATCTGGGTAAACTCGCTTGGCCCACCCTCAAGCCCATCTAGTCGCGCAAGGGCTAGGCATACTGTGTAGGTGCCAGCGGGCAAGCTACCGCCCGTTGTGGCCGACAAGCTAGGCTTCGGCGGGTTGGGTACGCCCATCATGAACCAGTCTGTGCCGCGCAAGCACCATGAATCAGTGCCGTTGCTCACCAACACGCGGTCGCCCGCGTCAACGTAGCACAGCGGGGCCGAACCTACACCTTCAACCAGTCGCTTCAAAGTGTTGTCAACCGGCGCGTACCAGAACAAGTCGCCGTTGCGAACAACGTAGGCACCGTCGCGGTAACCCCATACACTGTGGAAGCTGCCTGTTTGGGCGCGGGTGTACCCTTGGCGGCGCGACACCTGTTTGGCGTCGTTGATGTCCACATTGACCGCTTCGGTCAGGCCGGTGTCAGGTACACGGTCGGGCGGCACTACGTTGTAGAGGCCGTCAAACTCTCGGAAGGCCGGTAGCGCAGGCTGGTTGGGGTTCAGGCCCATCGCGCCCCCGCGTTACGTAGGTTGCCAGCACGACCACGACCCACTTCAACAAGGGCCAACGTCACAGCGGTGTCGAACATTACTCGGGCGCGGTCTGAATCACCCACAGCGCCGCCATCCACATCACGGTTTGAGAGCGCCTTGAACACTGCGTAGTCTACGAGGGCTTCATGGTACTGGCTTGGAACGTCTGATTCTTGGTTCGGGGTGTTGATGTCCAACACGGTCGGCAGCAGTGCGCCGAACAATATCAGGGTGCCGGTGGCGTCGGGGGTTGGGTACACCCGTAGGGTCTTGCTCGGGCCGTCAGTGTCCATGTACCGTGGCGTACCTTTGGTGGTCGCTGGCAGCGCTACACGGCGGTTGCGGTCGTACCGTAGGTCATTGTTCTGTCCCGTTACACGGCCTGAGTACACCATGAACATATCGGTCGGCAGTGTGTAGCTGGCGGTATCAACCACAAGGGTTACATCGCGTTCGCCGGTCAGTGCATGGGTTCGGCGGCAGAACTGCTCTTGAGCTTGGTTCAGGTAGCGAACCAGCACTTCATCCGGCCATAGGTTGTCCCCTACGCCGCTGATCTGGTCGCTGCGGTCGCGTAAGCGATACCGCGCTGTTTCGTCGAGCAATTCTGCTAGTGTCATGTTAGCCCCAAGTAGGGTCGTTCAGAACATCGGCCAATGGGTCGGGTGCGGTTGTGTGCGCTGGCGGCGGGGTGTCTAGCACCGACACAGGCTCAGGGGTTGGCTCGGGCGCTTTGGCGCGTTTAGCCTTGGGTGCTGGAGCGTCTGGCGGCGTCGTAGAGCCGTTCAAGTCATACACTAGGCGTTGATCTGGGCGCTTGGCCAAAACGTCGTCATACACGCGGATAAAGCCGTTACGGGTGTCTTGTAAATAGGGGGCGTTCATTGGTTTATCCTAAGTTGAAAACAAGTACGGAAATTTTAATCTTGGCGTCGGTGTCATCCAACGAGCGCACATAGATACTGTGGTTCTCATTAACGGTTTTGTATGAGCCGGTGGCCGCGTCGTAGGAGCCAAGTGTATCAGAGCTAACCTGCACCCCAAGGACTGATATTTCTGGCCCAGGGGACATAATGACCTCAAGAGTCTGTTGGTTCTTTGTGGCGGGCCGGATAGTTTCAGCGGCCAAGCCGATGACCATGCACTTGTTGGGTATGGTGACTACTTTGTATGTATTAGACCCCGAAGCTATGGGGAAGTCTTGCGTGTCCACATCAACCTGCATAAGCACCGACGCATTCATCCCGTAAGGGTGGCGGCGCACTGAAGCAGTATCGCGGAGTAAGTCGAAGTTAGCCATTATTCACCTAACTGCGCCCCCGAAGGGGCGCATTGTTGTTACGCTAACTTGCCGAGTAACACGCCGACTTTGATCTGCGCCTTGGTACTGGCGTTGTCAGTGGTCAGTACAACGTAGTCAGCAGCCGCGTAATACTTCGGTGTGACGTAGCCAGCGGCGGTAGCCGTGGTGTTACCGTTCGCGTTGCTGACGAACAAGGTCGCGCTGCTAGAGTCGCCCAAGTCAAAGGTCAGGGTTGCGCCTTCAGCTTTAACCACTTGGTAGCGCAAACCCAACAGTACGCAGCCTGCGGGGATTTTGATGATGCGAACAGTGTCCGTCGCGCCGGTTGGTACTTGGGTGCCGTCAAAAATGTACTCTTGTAGAGCGCACGATTCTGGTGTCCAAGGGAAGGCGGAACCGCCAGTAGTTTTGTCAAATAGTGCCATGTCGAGACTCCAAAATAGCGGGGGCGCATGGCCCCCTAGTGATTACGCTTTGTAGGCGTACAGTTCGGCCAAGGCTTCTGGCTTCACAACTTCATAACCGTAGACCTTCAGACCGCGAACGATGCTACCAAAGGTGCTTTCGGCGCGGAGGGTTTCGGTGTTCACGAACTGTGAGGCAAAGGTCAGACCAACTTTGTGACCAGCCATGATGCGGGTAACGGTATTGGCACCATCAACAGCGGTAGGCAACAAGTTGGAGCCGTACACAGTGAAGCGGTCAATCATACCCAAGCGGCCATTACGCATAACGCTGGTGCCGTCACCAGTCAAGCTGGCGTCTTTCAAGTCGGATTTCTTCAGCAAGGCGGAAGCCCAAGCTGGCAGAATCAGCCAACGGCCTGTTTCTGGGATGTTTTGTTCGTCGAACACTTGGCCCAAGTCAATCAGCTTGTCGATCACGTTGGTTTTGTCCAGTGCGATTGGAGCGCCGGTTGTACCCAAGTTGATGTTGTTGCTCAAGCGACCAGCAGTAGCGCCACGGTTTTTGGCCGCAAAATCTGGGTAGATGCCGTTCAGCACGTCACTGTCCACAACGATTTTCATCTGTTCGGAAGCGTCTTGGCCCCACAGGTTCAACAGGTCAACGTCGGACTGTACTTTGTCCACGTCGTCTTGCACGAAGCTGTAGTATTTGCCCTTGTCGATCAGCAGTTCGATACCGGCTGAATCAGGGTGGTCTACGGTCAGGCTTTGGCCTTTAACGTAGTCACGAATGGCGACGGTTGGGCGGGTGCGGATATGCACCTTGTCACCAAACTTTTTGATTTCGCCTTCATAGTCGGTGTTGGCGATCTGAGCCAGCACCGTTGCGTCGTAGAATTTCTCAAGAATCTTGCCAGACCAGATTTCTGGAATGAAGTTACCTGAGTAGTTAGGATGCCCCGCTGAGGATGGGAATGGCATGGGTGTTACTCCTTACTTGCAGCGGGGCGTATCTTTATCGGATACGACCATCACGCTGCGCGTTGATGATGTCGGCTTCAATCCGAGCTTTGTCGGCTTGTTTACCGGCGTATTTACCCTTGCTCACATCGGCATAGAACTGCTGAATATCAGCCGCCGTATACGTCCGTTTCGCAGGGGATGCGGTTGCCCCGCCACGAGTCCGTGAGGGAGCTACTTGCTGCTCCAATTCCGACCTCGCTTCAGCAGATACCACTGAGCGGGGCGTTGCCGGGGCCGCATACTGCTGGGCATAGGCATTAAAAATCTGCGCTACACCCGATACGTTATGATTCTGGTGGTGAAACATCAGGATGTCTTGCAGGCGTTGACCGCTGTACGGTTCGACCTGCTCCAAGAAGTTCAGGAAACCAGCATCGTTGTTGAGTTGTTGCCAATGAGGGGAGGCGTTAGTCAAGTCACGAAGGTAAAGTTCTTCCGCCGTGGCCGCTTGCGCTTGTCGTACCGTGCCTAGCTCGCTCTCAACCTTCTGCACCGTGCCTTGGGTGGCTTGCGCCGCCGCTGCTTTGGCCATTTTCGCCACCAGTGCCAGAAACTCCGGCGAGTGGTCGTTGATTTCTTCCTCTGTCAGCACCGATTTAGGGTCAAAATCCGCAGTGCTGGTGCTGCTTTGCGCGGGGGTTTTGGCTTCTAATTGGGCTGTCAGGGCAGCAATCTGCTGGGCCTGTTCGGTTACGGTGCGGGATAGTTGAGTAACTTTGGCCTGTTCACGCGGTAATTCAGCGTTGTACTTGCCCTGCAACACGCGGTAGGAATGCACAGCTTTGTCGTAGTCAGCGCGGGGAACCATGTCACTGTTCTGCGTAGGTTCCGGTGCAGCGTCTACTTGGTTGCCGCCAGTATCGGAAACGGTTAGTTCCTCACTGGTTTGTTCCGGCTGTTCTGGTTCCGCTTCGCCTTCTGGAGTTTCAGTTTCCGCTTCGGGGTTCTGCCCCTTGACGTACTCGGCCTGAAGCTCATCGGCGCGGCGAGCCGCTTCTACTACTGCGCGTGGCAATACACTCATTGTCAACTCCCTTAGCAAGCCCCTAGCGGGTGTTTGCGGTTAAAAAACTATTTGCGCGGTTTGTTGCGGGCGGCTTCGACATTTTCCAAGAGTTCTTGGAGTGCCTTGATGCGGCCCTGCAATTCTCGCATCTGCCCGTAGTCGGATGACTTCACCAACTGGGCGGTAAATTCTGTAATTTGTTGCTGCACGTCCTCTTGGAACCCGCCCCACTCAGGGCGAGTGCCTATCACAGAGAAGCTGTGTGGTAGCGCGGCCATTAGACCAAGCGCACTTTCACAGTGCCGGTGGTGTGGTACAGCCCGCCGATTGGCACCAAACCTACGGCAGCCGCCGCATCGTTCGCATAGTTACCCAAGCCAGCACCAGCAATCGAAGCAGCAGCTACACTAGCAGCAGGCAACGACAGGGTTACGCCGGTAGGGGTTACAATTTTGGCTACAGTCAACTCAGTGACCGTAAGTTGTTCTTTCTGTGCCATTTAGCATTTACCTTTCACAGCGCCGCCTTTGGCGTAGCCTTTAGGCATCGGGGCGGCTGGTTTCTTGGCACCGGCTTTAGGGGCCGGAGTCATCGGGGTCTTAGGTTTCATTGGGGTTTTCATATACTGTCCTTATACAAAAGTTATCTGATAGTGTCAAGCGATGGGTGAAAACGCATCGGTCGTCGGGGTGCCATCCTGCAACTGCTCTTGGCTGGCCCGCATTTGTGGCGCGGGTTGCGCTCCCTGTTGCCCTTGCACTTGTGGCGCTTGGGGCGGGGCATCGAACTGGTAGTCCTCAACGCTGTAGCCAATGTCCTTCGCAGTCTGTTTGACCAACTCTTTCAACAGCCCTGGCGGTACGAACTGAGCCAGTGCGGGGTTCATCACCACCTGCAAGAACTCGTTGCGGCGGATCTGCTGCGCCTCTTTCACGGCCAAGGCGCTTGAACCTCGGGCCAC